CACCCAGGAGAGGTTGCAGAAGGCTGGGATTCAAGGGGAGAGCCTTGTCACCTCGAGGCTACAGTCCTCCATCGTATCCATCAATGGAAGATCCGAGGGTTCGTTTGTGACAGGTTTCATCAGGAATATGCCAGCCCGAGATTCCCTTGTCGTGAGGAAGTTTCTCGAGGCCAACGAACCAGGGATCGACATGAGTTCCAGGATGGAATGCAATTCGTGTGACGCTCAGGAGGAGGTGAGGATCCCCATGGGGGCCGCCTTTTTTTGGCCTGACGCCTAGCTACCGGGAGATCCAACTCGACCAGTTCTACGTTCTCATGAAACACTGTGGTTTTAGTTACACGGAGTGTCGGACACTTCCCGTGGAGTACCGGAAGTGGTTCCTAGGAAAGCTCATCAAGGAGTCCGCGGATCGGAAGAAGGAGATTGAGAATCAGGTGCCTTCCAATGTGACTCCAAAGCTCTTTGGCCAAAGTTAGACTGGTCCATACTTAGATACGTAAACCATTCCTTAGGAAAAGTCATTCATGACAACAGTCCTCGCAGACTTTGAAACCGCGGTCGATCGGTTTTCTTCCAGTGTCGATAGCATCTCCTCCGCCCTTGAGCCTATCGCCGCCGCCATGGCCGGTGTGGAGCGCATGACCGATGAGCTCGAGAGGACGGCTCGAGCCCAGGCTGAATCACAGATAAAACCAGGTGGGCTAGACCTAGGAGACCTAGCGAAAAAGTCACCTGAAGAAATGTTAAAATCGATAGAAAGCATAGACTCAGCCCAGGAGAGGGCCGCCCTTAGCTCCATCAGTATGATGGACAACCTCGACAAGTTCAAGTTCGTCCCCCTTCTAGCGTTGCTGCGTGGAGGGAGGTTGTTCGACGACATCGGAAACCGGTTCGAGCACATGGGCCGGACCGTGAGTCATGTGGCCCGGGATGTGCACGGAGGCTTGGAGTCCATCGGAAGTGCCGCCATCGGAGCCGGTAAGGAGGTTACCAGGGCCGCTATAACGATGTACGAGGAGAACCAGAGTCTTTTTACGACGGCTGCAAATCTTCACAGGAAATTAGTCGAAGATGTTAGAGGGTTTCGAACCAATTTTGGTGATCTTACGACAGGAATAGGTAGGCAGGCTAGGTCTGTGGCCGAGGATATGCAACTTACATTCCTTGACTATCGTTTTTCTAAGGCGTTAGATGGAATTGGTGAGAGGATGCAGTCGGCCTTCGGGTTCGGTGTTGCCGGGTCCACCGCCGCCCTTGGGACCCTTGAAACTGCCTTAGAGGGATTAAGGTTACCGCTTCAGCTCACCGGACAGGAAATTGATGATTCCATGGCACAGATGGTTACTGTCTTCGCCAAGGGGACCGGGATCTCGGCCGAAGAGCTCCGAACCTTAGGTCGGATCGCAGCCGCGGAGGGCGTCTCGATCACGGACATGTTAACGGAGATAGCCGTCGGATCCTCGGGCATGGGTCGAGCCTTTGGTGTGTCCGAGGTGGCCGTCCGGAAGGGTGCCATCAGCATGATGAACAACCTGAAGCTCTACGGTGGAAAGAGCGCGGAGGAGATCATCGGGATAGAGACCAGGTTGCAGACCATGGGCACGACGGCCGCTGAGACCGGTGGGATGATGGAGACCTTCTTCTCCCTGGAGGGTGCGGTCGAGGCGGCCTCCAAGTTGGCGGCCATCGGCATCAACATCGACCCCATCGCGATGCTGGAGGCCGAGGATCCCGCCGAGCAGATCATGCTCCTCGGGAAGGCCGCGGCCCGTTCAGGCGTCGACTTCGGAAACCTCGGCCGGCACCGGTTGCACATCGCCGCCACGTCGCTCGGACTCTCGGATGTCATCACCAAGGAGCTCACGCTCATGGCGCAGCAAGGAAGATCCATCGACGAAATTAGGGAGAGACAGGAGGAGTTAGCCGCGCAAGAGCCGCCGTCCCTCGAGGAGGGCATGCAGAGCATGCTGGACGTCATACCTGAGCTCATAAGAGAGTTTTCAAACGTCGGCGAGCAGATGCTTCAGTTCCAACTCATAGCCCAGGACATGGGTCACCTGATTGACACGCCTGAGAAGATGCGTGAGTTTTTCGCGACAGCAGCTGATCTGGGCGTCCAGTCAGCGATAAACCTCCAGCAGTTATCGGACGTCATTAAAGACATTGGTTTAGAATCTGATCTTGGGATTGGACTGTCCGCCCAACAACTCGCCTCACTTAGTGCTTCCCGCAGTGAATACCTCACGACCGCGGCCACTGACCTCCAGAAAGTCCAACAAGCTGCCCTCGAAGTCATGGGCGTAGATACAGTATCTGAGGCTCTTGAGAAGGACTCGAGGACTTTCTTGAATACACTTGATGAAATGTCCCAGAAGATGCAGAAACAAACCTACGATGACTTCAAGAACGAGATAAGGACACGGCTCGTCCGTGACGCCGCCGCCGGTATGGAGGTGGTGGCCAAACAGTCGGGCGAGCAGGCCGCAAAGTTCTACGGGATCAACCTGGATGCCTTCCACGGGAAGATAGAGTCTGTTGGAGGCGCTGTGAAAAGCGCCTTCGACGTGGGGTCACTTGACTTCTTTAGCGAGGGAACTAAAGAGATCAAGAAGATGATACCGAAGCTGGACGATCTAGAGGACAGTTTTAAGGACCTGGGCAGGGTTGGCATGGAGTCCCTAAAGCCCCTCCTTGACGCCATGTCCGAGCTGACGAAGGACACGACGACCGGTGGCGGCGCCATCGGGGTGATGGGGGACCTAACCACCACCCTTGGAAAGCTCACGGAGACCCTTGGGAAGGAACCGAAGCCGCTGTCGTTCAAGGCGGAGATTCCGGTCCACATCCACATCGCCGGTAAGGACCTCAAGCACACGGTGCGCACTGTCCTGAAGGAGTCAGACGTCGCTATCGTTGAAGGCTCAGGTGGAGTTCCGTAACCGCATAGTTAAGATTTGATATGAAACAATCCGACCAGAGAAGAAAGTTGCTTGACAGGGTGATGAGGGACTTCCGGAGGCACATCCGGACGAACCTGACCCGACCCCTGAGGCAGCATGCTAACGACAAGATCGAGGAGATCATCGAGGAGGCAAAGCATGACCGGCCCAAATGATGAGAACTTTGGGTACTACATAGACGGAACTGGACCTGACGGCGCAATCCAGGTTGACCTTGACGACCTTGAGTCGGAAGTTCTACAGACCCTGGGACAGTACCTTAGCGAGCAGACCGTTGAAGGCCACCCAAACGGCCCGGGTCCGTCGCGACCTAACAGGTTTGTTGTCAAAGGTAACCAGGTTGAATACTTTTACACGGACTCTTCCGGAAACCCTGTTCCTTTCGTCACGACCGGCGATGCCGACGAGGTCTTCCACGCTGATGATCTGGATCCATTCTTGGAGGAGTATTCAGACAGTCAAAAGATTTTCACCCCCACCATAGGAGATTACTTCTCCAAAGGCCAGGACGGTGACGATCTTTTAAAAGGCATTAATGAACTACCAAGTCTTGGACTAGATCGTTTTGGATCGAATCAGCAGGTTATAGGCGGGGTTCCTGAGGACTCGCCGTCAGGAAAGATTGTCAATGCTGTTTCTGCGGTCCTTCTTAACAATCGATTCACACCGGAAGGAACTTTCGATCCGACCGGAGATAGAGCTCCCTCAGATCCCTTAGCGGGTCTCCAGGATATGTTTGGATCTTACTCATCCGATCTTGCCCCTGTTACATTAGGACAATTGCAGGAGATTGGAGAGGACCTTCTTCTTGCTGCTGTGGCCCGTGGTGACGGGTTCAACCCGGCACGAGCGGTTTCCAAAGTTCCAGTCTCTGACCTGATCTCGGAGAACATGCCTACAAAACCGTCCTTAGGCTCTAGTGAAGTCTTCTCCCGAGGTGGAGAATCTTACGGTTCGTTTAACACCTTTAATCAGATGTTTAGTCTAAATTTAGGTGCTATGAGAGAGTTAGCTATTTCTCTCTTGTTTGTGCTTAAAGACGAGCTTATAGAACTGGCTAGCCAGGTCCAGATGGACTTTCAGACATCTACCGACACAGTGCTTGCTTCCACTCCATCGACGGTCCAGGGGGAAACCGGAGATCAGGGGGTTTTTGATAATTTTAACTCCTACCTTTCAGCGAAACATGACACCCTTTTCCCAACTGCAGACTCTATTCTAGCTGGGTTTGGTGTCGGTCCAGGCGCTGAAAAGAAAACTCTTGATGACTACAAGGAGGCGTCCCTCATTGCTGAGAGGATTATTCAACAGTACAACGATCTTTATTCCTTGGGAGAGTTTAGTCGTCCGACCTTTTTTACACCAGGTGAGACACAGATTACTGGCATAATGCCTCCACATGAAGATGTTCATAACAGGAAGTCTTTTCTTGGGGTTACGAGAACTGACTTTCCCTTTGATCAGGCCTTCGATGCAGGTTTTAATGCCATGTTTGGAACTCAAGAAAATCCGTCTTCCACCTTGTCACGGTCTCCCGGATTTTTTGCTAACCTTGCTAGGACGATCTACAGGAGCATTGTTGAATTGCAATTCGATCAAGGAGAGGATCCTCTTGAGCAACTCAGGGGAAACAAGGCCTTGGGAATGGTTAATATCATTGCAAAGATAGGTGATATTTCTCTTCGAATGGAAACAATAGAGGATGAGTCCCCAGCCTTTCTAACAACGGTTAGAAATTCGGTCATTGATCTACTACCTAGTCTCCCCAGAACAAACGCCATGATGTCAAGAACACAGACACCTCGAGGAAATCAGCTTGCGTGGAGGACCAGCTCGACTCCTGGATGTTTCCTCCTGCCAACCGGAATTATATTGGCAGACTTTCTCCTCGCAAGCAAGCATGCGGATGGCACCATGACAATCCAGGAATCTATAGCAACGTCGACCGTCCTTGACAAGTTTACCGGGGTTAATCCAATCGCGGAGGCTATCAATTCTCCAGCGACCTCGCCAGCTAATGATCTTCTTGTTGGTCGACTACCTAGTCTAGCTGTTGAGATGATTGAGAATCAGTTGGAGGCTGAGTACGTTCCCTTCTATTTTCACGACATTCGTACCAATGAGATCGTGTCATTTCACGCCTTCTTATCCACCCTATCAGATAGTTACACGCCTGTTTACACGGATGTTCCTGCCTACGGTCGGATAGATGATGTCAAGATCTACAAGAGCACCAAAAGGAGCATAAATCTGGATTTCATTATAGCTTCGACAAATAAGTTTGACTTCGACGAGATGTGGTGGAAGATCAACAAGCTCGTCACACTCGTCTATCCCCAGTGGGATCGTGGAACTTTGATTGTCAACTTAGGTGTCCCACCTCTCTTTATTCAACCTTTCTCACAGTCTCCTAAGGCGGCTCCTCTCATTAGACTTCGTATTGGTGATCTTGTTAAGTCTAATTTTTCTCGGTTCGCCTTGGGAAGATTGTTTGGATTGGGGGAGTACATATTAGATCCCATCAGTGCCCAGATGGTCGCTGGGTTGGGTGGGTTTGGAAATGCCGTCGCCCGATCCTTTAGGGCAAGCGCTGGTCGTGGCCTTGCAGGGTTTATCACCAATTTAAGTTTCGAGTGGTTAAGCGACACGATCACGTGGGAGACGGAAGCTTATGGATCCCGGGCACCGAAGATGTGTAAGGTGACTATCGGGTTCGATCCTATCCACGACATCGCTCCCGGCATCGACCACGCTGGGTTTAATAGGGCACCTCTTTACAACGTTGGTCAGGTTGTTAACTCAATATCTGGTGAGAACCACGCTTCCGGGTTTGAGAGTCCGCAGGGAAGAGCTAATTTTGAGTCCCAAAAGAGAGCGGTTGATGAACATCTTGATCTTCATAATATTAAGAGATTCCCGTCTGTTAAGGGATCATCGTGAGATTTTGGAATCTTAGTTTTGTAGGGGGTGACAATGGCATTTAGACGTTACGGTAGAGACAGTATCATCAATCAAGGGGTGCAATTTGGAACCTCAGAATCATCTTTTATTATTCGAAGAGCTGTTCAACTCAATTTAATTCCTTTTACCACAACTACGATTCTAGGGCAGACACGACTGGACACACTCTCAGGAAAGATTTATGGTCATTCTAACCTGTGGTGGATTTTAGCATCTGCTAGTGGGATAGGATGGGGACTTCAGGTACCGCCAGGAACCCGAGTTGTCATCCCTGATCTTGAACGGGTCATAGACCTCATAGCGTAAGGAGAAAAAGAATGTTTCCAATAGGAGGATTGTCGATGACGACGATGCAGCTGGGCTTGACGTACGCCATGGCTCCATCTATTGCTCAGGAACCCTTGATGGACCTACCTGCCTTCTTCTCACAGTATCCTCTTATTGCTTACCGAACTAGCGAGAAGTTTAGGCTGGGATTGATCCGTCAGGTTCTTCACGATACTAATGAGGGCGCGCTACCTCTTTTTTGGCTCAACGCCCTCCTGCGTCCTCTTATTCTCCCACCACCTGCCCGACCGCCCATCATTTTATTTGGAAAATTAGTGACATCTGGACAGGAAAACGTCATTGCGGGAGGAGAGATCAGTGCGGATGAGGGCCTGATGATGAGACCGGCTACAATCCCAGAGATATTAGGTCCTGATATCGCGAACGTTCAAGATTATTCCAACCTTACTGCCATGTGCATCATGGATCCCGAAATTAGTAATCGGACCAGGCACTCTGATGCCCTTCAGGTTTTCTTTAATGGGATACCAAGTATAGAACTTTCCCAATGCGTTCCCTTTATGAAAGTTACCCTCATGTCCGGACGGCCTGGCATAGTTAACGGTGTCAGGGTAGCTGGGACAAGCCTCGTCAGATTTCTTGAGGGAAGTGCTCTTGCTTTACCAGGCACCCCAGATTACGCCATGGCCGGCGGCGCCCTGAACCCTGTTGCCCTGGGAGCGAATGCTGTCATATCTGCAACGTTTGGAACGTCTCCAAGTTCCCTACCCGGAGCAAAGGCCATTGTGGGAAATGAACTTTTTACCACCCCACAAACTCTCGTCAGGTCTGGAATAGACCTTCCAGGGCTGGATATGTTTACAAGGTCTGTTCCTCTTAAGGGTGAAAACAGACCTTTCCTTTCTGTTGATAGTTTAAACATAGACGTGGTCGGTTTACGTTCCGGGTACCTTAATAGACTTGAAGGAACTTTAAATTTAGTTCTCCACGACAGGGCAAGAATGAATGAGATTTCCGATCTTATAAAACCTGGAACCCACCATAACTCTGAGCTGTTCATAGAGTGGGGTTGGCAACACCCCCAGGGAAACCTCTTGACAGACAATGTGGTCGGTCAGTTCATGAACAACATGAGAAATCGGTACAAGTTCAGGGTGATCAACGCATCTTACAATTTTGACGACGTGGGACAGGTTAACATTAATCTAAGGATCGTCATGTCAGGCGGAGACGCGATGGAAGAGTTAAGGATCTTTGACGATCAGGGATCAAGCGCTGTTAAAAAGGTCGCCGAGCTCGGACGGACAATCTCAACGATTTCTCGGGACCTTAAGAGCCTAGTGACATCTGAGGGTGCGTTTGAGGATCTTAAGGATGTCGTCGGACACCAGTTTCTTTATGCGCCCACCGACACCACCCGTGTTCCTGACACTTCGGTCGTCGACGGCGTCATTGCAGCGCTAAGTGCTGACAAGACGGACCTGATTAGTCGAAATATTGACGTGGTACAACTCACGACCGCCTTGAATCAGCTTTACCTAGGTGGCGACTTAGCGGATGTCACGCCTGGTCAGGGATACGATGAATTCGAGGACGGAACCCCGGGCCTTACAACGGCAAGGTTGTCCGTTGCACAGATGGCCCGAAGAAAACTTTACGGGCTAAGGAACATAAATTTAAAGGATCCTTTTCTTAGTCTCGTGGGACAAGGAACGGTTGAAAGAGTTACTGTAGGAGGATCTACTGAAGCCATCACTATTCCGACTCCTGCAGGGGTCGGACCATCCTCAGCTAGCTCTCCTACAGTAACCGCGACCGCGGGGTCGACAACGTTTACTGAAGGCCGGAGGTTCTCCAAGGTCTCTTTAGGAAAACTACTTCTTGATTTTGTTGGAAAACCGTTAGCCAAATCAAAAAGGTACGACGAGGTGCAGTTATTTTTCTACCCGTTCAATTCTGAAGCGGGACTGATGGGAAAAATCGCGGCAACAGCTGGGACCACAACGGCGGGGAATCCTGCCCTCAGAGGCGTGGGAAGGGAAGGTCCGACAGCTGACACCGACGCAAGGAATGTTGCGGAGTTTGAAATTGACCTGGATTCTCTTGAGGAGGTCTTAACAAATGTTGCCCTTCGTAAGGGAAGTCTGAACATGACCCTTACTGAGTTCATGTCTGAGGTCATAAGTAGGTTTACAGACAACACACAGAATCCAAACTATGGAATAACCTCTTTAGCAAACCAGACGCATATTTACGAGGACGGCAAGGTTGCTGTCAAATCTAACGATGCTGCTGAGGCCATGGAGAATAAAAGTCTGTCTGATCAAACTATTTTAGATGATATTTCTCCAACAGGGACATTTAGAAAGCCTCAACTGGAGGTGTCAGTTGAGGCTAGAAGTATGCTCCCTCCCGTTGCCGGATTACCGGTCGACCCGCTAAAGGAGATCACCATCTTAAGAATACACGTCTACGATGCGGTTGATAGTCCGTTTAAGCTTGAATCTGATCTACTTGAACATTCCAATCCGGAACTTCTTAGACCGATCGCCAATATGGGTCTTAAGACGTCACAAAAGTTCACCATGGCCGTGACCGCTGGAATCATCAGGCCGTTGGTACCAACTGGTGTCGACACCAGGCATCTTGAAGCAGCTTATAAAGTTACAACTCGCGTGGACAAGCTCAAGAAGTATGTACAGGGGTCGATGCCTAGCATCGTCTTTGGAATCCAGAATAGCATGATTAAGAGTTTACAGGTTCGAACCATGCACGATCCACTCATAGCTACCGCTAATCTTATGGATTCTAAAGGCCTTGACAGCCACCTAAGTCCCCTAGGGACGGAGGTTAACGGAATGCCTGCACTTATGTATCCTGCCCAAATTGAGATGACCATTGTAGGATGTCCGATAGTTGACTTTGGGCAGCACGTGTTTGTTGACATGGGAACCGGAACAACGATAGACAACATATACGCCATTACCGGAATATCTCATACGGTTAGTCAAGGAAGTTATGAGACTAGGTTGACAATGTGGCCTCTGTCAGGATACCAGTCCTTCACTAGTCTGACAACAGCATTCTCTCAGGCTATAAAGAATATTGGAAACGCTCCGATACCTTAGTGTGGTTGAACTAACTGCATACCTGTGGTAGAATATCATGGTGTATTGCTTAGACCCTAAGGTGACAGGAAATGACAGGTACCTGTGTTTTAACCTAGAAGGACAGTGCCGCTTAGAAGTTTCCCCTCCGGAGGGGTTCTGGGTTGTGGGATGTAGGAAGTCTGACCTAAGTCTAGACTGCCTATCTGATTTGTGCAATTTTTTTCTTAAAATATCCCCTCCAAAAAAGTATTTACAGTGCTTAGAAGTTGTAAATGCCTCCTCTCCTTTTCCATGGTCTTACTTGATGACCGAAAAGGACTACAGAGATTACATCCAAGGGGTCTCAGACGCTGCTAGACAGGCTTTGGAGACGTGTGATACGTGTTACTACAAGATGGTTCATAGACCATCTAGATCGTTACTTAAGAGTCTTGATAGAGCTTTTATAGATCAAAAATTTCTGTCCAAGGTTCTTAAGAACCCAGATCTCACAGAGGGTCAAAGGTCTTTGCTAGAAACGTTCTCTCCTGGTTCTGATGGCTTTGCTAAAAAAGTTAAGTATAATCAATTTAGTTCTAGGACTGGAAGGCTAGTTGTTGAAGACGGACCCAGGATTTTAACACTAAGAAAAGATCTCAGGAAGGTCATTAGGTCTAGATATGATAACGGGATAATTTTTCAACTAGATTTTAAGTGTCTTGAGGCTCGAGTGGCCTTATCTTCTGTTGGGAAACAGTCGGAAAAGGACGTGTATGCTCAGATTGAAAATGAGGTTTTAGATGGATCTCATAGTAGAGATGTGTCTAAAGTTGCAACGCTGTCTGCTCTTTACGGAATTGGAAGAAGAGAACTGTCTAAAAGGTTAAAAATTAGCTTTGAAGTTGCAGGTGAGATTCTTCAAAAAATACACCACCATTTTGAAGTTGCTAAAGTGACGGAAAGACTAGTTAAAGAGTCTAGAGAACTTGGTCACATTACCAATTTTTTTGGAAGGAAACTTAAATCTCTCGAATCAGCTCCTCATGTACTCTATAATAACTACGTACAGTCAAGTGGTGTTGACGTGTCTCTCTTAGGGTTTGAGAAAATTCTTAGATCAGTATCCGGATTTAAAATTCATCCAATTTTTGTAATTCACGATGCTTTGCTTGTAGATTGCCATCCTGACTGTGTAAAATCTCTATATGATTTCGCTAGAGAAGGTGAAGAAATTCCCGGTATCCCGGGCCGGTTTCACCTTGAGATCGAAAGGATTACGTAATGTATGGCATACCTGTTGATAGAATTGAAGAGAACTGGAATACTTTTACTAAGATTTGTGAAAAATTAGGCGAGAGATCGGAACTTGTATCTAGTATGTTAGAGGACTTAGGTGAGAGAGCTTGTATTTCTCCTGCTTCTGGTAGAAAAGATTATCACTGTGCGTACCCTGGTGGTTTAGTCGAACATAGTCTTAGGGTTTTTAGCAATGCTAGAAAACTGGTGAGTACTTTTGAGTACTTTTCTGACATACCCTTAGAGTCAATTGTCATATCTTGCCTGTTTCACGACTGGGGAAAGGTTGGAGAACCAGGTGCACTAGGATTAGATTACTATGTTGATCAGGAAAGTGACTGGCATCGTGAAAAATTAGGGGAGTTTTACAAGCTTAATAAGGACATTACTTATATGAAAAACTCGCTTCGAAGCATTTTTCTCTTACAACACTATGGAATCACTCTTTCAGAGGATGAGTTTCTTGCAATATATCTTAATGATGGTCCGGTTGATGAGAAGAATCGTCCTTATACGATGAAAGAACCTAGACTGGTCGTGTTAGTTCAACAGTCTGATTTTCTTGCTACCAAAATGGAAAAGGAAATGGTTGACTAACTGTTTTCTAGGTATAATTAATAACATGGCGTCTTTGAAAGAATTTTTTGCAGGAAGATATCGATCTGTAGGAGGCCGCGGGGATGCTGTTCCTGCAGGGTCACACAGAGTTGATACCGTTCCAAGACAAAGGGTCGGCCGTCCTAGGCTACCTACACCTCGCCCCGGGCAAAAAGGGGATCCTTCTGCATCCATGGACGTTGACGCATCTAATAGGATGCAGGGGCCGTTTTGGGACGAGCAAGATTTTGAAGACTTTGAAGAGTATCTTCTCAATCCCCCTGACGATCCGATGATAATTTACCTAAGGGAATTTATAAGAGGTGAAGTTCGTTCAATTGCTGAGTCAAAATCGGACGACGAAGCCGCGGCTCTCTTAGGCGACGACGATGATGAGGATGAGGACGATACGGACGAGGCTAGCGTCTCTGCCAACGTAGCGGGTTACACAATTCCCCTGGGTGATAAACCACCCAACAGGAGGAAGAACCAGCCTCCTTCCTGGAAGTATTTCGCAAAAGCTTTAAATGCAAAACCTGTTTGATATACCGTGTACATTCGTCGTACACTCGATATTTTTACACTAAATAAATAACCAAAGGAGCCAAAATGGCAATTGATTTTGAAGCAATTCGTAGAAAGGTCGCTGAACTTTCGGGTGAAAAACGTTCGACTGGTTCTAGCCAGTTGTGGAAGCTCGAAGAGGGGACACACACAGTTAGGTTGATTCCGTTCAAAGAGAACGATGGTCAGCCGTTCAAGGAAAGGTACTTCCACTATGGTTTGGGAACAAGGGGATTCTTGTCTCTTAAGAGCCTTGGAAAAAATGATCCGGTTCAGGATCTAGCTTCTAAGCTCTGGGAGGAGAACAGCCCAGAATCTAGAGAGATCGCTAAGAAACTTTATCCTAAAATGCGGGCATACGTCCCGGTAATCATAAGGGACAAGGAAGATCTTGGCGTCGTTCTATGGGGATTTAGTAAGACTGTATACCAGAGTCTTTTAAACATCATGCTTGATCCGGACTTCGGAGATATTACAGATCCTCTTGAGGGTCGAGATATTAAGGTGAAGGTTACCAAAAAGGATGGGTTCCAACATCCTTTCCCTGAATCTGTAATCCCACGTGGAAAGCAAACTAAGTTACACGAAGATCCTGAGCAAATTAAGACGTGGATTGATTCCACACCAGATCTTGATGAGATTCTCAAGAATAGCGTGAAGAACTACGAGGAGGTTGAGAAAATTCTTAACGACTGGATTTCCGGAGGAGAATCAGATAATTCAGTTGGCACTGAAAGATTTGGAAGCTCAGGTTCGTCCAATTCAGATTCTCAAACCGAGACCGGTGAAAAGAACACTGCTTACAAGGACCTTGACGACGCCTTTGCTGATCTACTAAGTTAGTGAGAAGCAGTAATGTCTCAAGGAAAGTCAAATCCTCAGGATTTTACTTCGGATCTCATCAAGTCGCTGAACAAGGAGTTTGGTACTCGAGTTGCGTATAACTTAGCGACAGATGATTCTCCGACCCATGTGAGACGCTGGATTCCAACCGGATCTCTCCTACTAGACTATATCGTCTCTAACAGGCGAAACGGAGGACTTCCTGAGGGCAGGATCGTAGAAATTTTCGGTCCTCCCTCTATAGGGAAGTCTCACATAGCAATTCAAATTGCTAGATCCACTCAGCAATCTGGTGGAATCGTTGTCTATATAGACACGGAGAACGCAACCTCAGTTGAAAATCTAGCTCTTCTTGGCATAGAAATTTCCAAAAAGTTCGTCTACGTCGACACGCACTGTACTGAGGAGGTGTTGGGCATTGCTGAATCTACGATTCTTAAGGCAAAAGCTATGGATTCTGATGTTCCCATCACTATTATCTGGGATAGTGTGGCTGCCTCCTCTCCTAAAGCTGAGCTTATGGGAGACTACGACAAGGATAGTATAGGTCTGCAAGCTCGTGCAATATCTAAGGGAATGAGGAAGATCACTGGGATTATTGGAGATCAGAGGGTCTTGTTTGTTATTCTTAACCAGATTAGGACTAAGATCGGTGTCATGTACGGAGATCCTACAACTACTCCGGGTGGAATGGCGATTCCCTTCCATTCGTCCGTTAGAATCAAACTTGGAGCAGGTAGCAAACTTAAAAGTAAAAACGGGGACATCGTTGGAATCAACGTGTCGGCACAGACTGTTAAGGATAAAGTTGCACCTCCTTTTAGAAAAGTTGATTTTGAGATACATTTTGGGGTTGGTATCAAGGAACATGAACAGATCTTTGATGTTCTGAGAAAAGCAGGCCCTACGCAAATTGGACATGCTCTTATTTCTGTGGAAGGAACGGGGGCATGGAAGCATTTTACCGCTATTAATACTGACACGGGGGAATCCCTGGTTGAAAAGAAATTCTACAAACAAGAGTTTAATAAAATCTTAAATGATCCTGAATGCAAGACTTACTTAGATGACTTTATTGAGGAAGTTATGATTCAGAAGTTAGAATCAGATCTGGTGGAACAGGAAACTACGGAGTAAATGACTGACAAGAGGAACATTCTTCTTGTCGACGCTTACGGTGTGTTTGTAAGACAGTATCAAGCAAACCCTACGATCTCATCTAATGGTACTCATATGGGCGGAGTGGTAGGGTTTTTGAAGTCACTAAGATGGGCAATTGATAAAACTTTTCCTAAAAAGGTAATAGTGATCTGGGAAGGTGGAGGATCTACGCGCCGAAGGTCGATCTACCCAGGTTACAAGTCAGGTCGGAAACCCCTTCACATGAATCGATTTTTTGAGGAGGAGATTCCTGACACCTATGAAAATCGAAACAAACAAATAACAACTTTGATTTCAATCTTGACTTGCCTTCCTGTGTGTCAGATATACACGCCAGATTGTGAAGCTGACGATGTGATCGCTTATCTCTGTAATTACCGATTCAAAAACGAATCAAAGGTCATATTTTCTTCAGATTCTGATTTTTATCAACTTCTTGATGACAATACTGAAATTTGCACACTAACCAGAAATAAATGGATAAAATCTGATTCTGTTTTGCAGGAATTTTCAGTTTACCCTAGAAATTTTTGTCTTTTAAAGGCGATGAAAGGTGATTCCGCGGATAACATACCAGGAGTTAAAGGCGCCGGGTTTAAGACAATTATCAAACGATTTCCTTTTATTAAGGAAGATAGAGATGTTTTAATCGACGAGATCCTAAAACATAGTCAAGATCAACTAAAGAGCAAGATAAAACTGTACCAATCTGTGATAGATTCTGAACAAGACCTAAGAAGAAACTGGAGAATCATGTATCTTGACTCGTCTTTTTTGACACTAAAACAAATTAAGAAAATCAATGATTCCATAGATAGTTTTTCTCCTAAGTTAAAAAGACTTGATGTTACAAGAATACTAATAAAAGAAGGGTTAAACACGATAGATTTAAGCTGGTTATTTTTTCCTATGAACTATTTGATCTCAGGTGAGGTTTAGTCAATGTCACAACTAGATTCTAATGTAAGTTTTTCCGAGTACGGAACTTCGTTTCAAGAAAAAATTGTCCAAGCTTTTTTAACCGACCATAAGTGGTCTGCTCAGATGAGTGAGGTTATCAAGATTGATTACTTTGACTTAAAGTATCTTCGATTTTTAGCCGATAGATTTTTTCAGTATCACGTTAAGTACAAGTGTTTTCCAACTTTTCACTTGCTTATAAGCATTGTAAGAGATGACCTTAGAGAGGGAACTGATATTATCTTACGGGATAAGATCATTGAGTATTTACATCGGACTAAGACTAATCCTGACATGGGAGACATGCAGTATGTTAAAGATAAGTCTCTTGATTTTTGTAAAAAACAGGCCTTAAAGGAGGCTCTGGTAAAAGCTGTTGATGCTATTTCTTCTGGACAAGATGAGAATGTCTTGTCTATCATCCAGGAAGCTATGTCTGCTGGTTCGTCACCTTCTCTGGGTCACGATTTTTCTGATGATTTTGAATTTCGATTTACGGAGACGTTTAGACGAACATGCCCAACTGGGTTAGATAAACTTGACAGTAAAGATGTTTTAGGAGGAGGATTAGCTAGGGGAGAACTTGGAGTTATTGTAGCAAATACGGGAGTTGGAAAATCTCATATGCTAGTTCAGCTTGGAGCAACCGCAGTCGCACTTGGTAAAAACGTTGTTCACTATACTTTTGAACTAACAGAAGGGTCAGTTGGATTAAGGTACGACTCTAATATTTGTAAGATTCCTAAAAATGACATCATCGATAGAAAAGACGAGGTTAAAAAGACATATGAAAAGATGGAACTCGGAAGGCTTATTATTAAGGAGTATCCTACGGGAACTGCATCTATAGTCACCTTAAGAAACCATCTAGATAAACTTTTGTTAAAAGGAATTAAACCTGATTTACTAGTGGTGGATTATGCTGATATTATGAGATCAACTCGTAAGTATGATTCTTTAAGGCATGAACTCAAGCTTATCTACGAAGAGCTTAGAAACCTCGCGATGGAATTAGAAATTCCAGTCTGGACGGCATCTCAAGCCAACAGAGATTCAGCTCACAGCGACGTTGTTGGATTAGAGAACATGTCTGAGGCTTACGGAAAGGCGATGGTTGCTGATGTTGTACTATCAATTTCTAGAAAATCAAGTGAAAAATCTCAGGGGACCGGTCGTATGTTTATCGCAAAAAACCGAGCTGGAAGAGACGGACTTTTGTATCCAGTTAAGATTGATACGGGAAGATCGATGATACGTATTCTAAGTGATGATGAAATTATCGATGCTGATCTCGAAAAGAAGAGATTTGAAACCACAATGAAGAACCTTCTTAAAGAAAAATGGAAAGAAGTTTCTTCCCAAAAAACTACTGAAAATTGAAAAATAATTAAGTAGAAATCGTTCACTCGTAAGTTGTCCGGAGGAGTTTTTGTGCACAGTAAAGAGGAAATTTTAAAACAGACTCTTGAGTATTTTGACGGAGATGAAATTGCTTCTGACGTTTTCGTTAACAAGTACTCTTTAATCAATGATAAAGGAGAGTACTTAGAATCCTCACCAGACGACATGCACAAAAGGCTAGCCAGGGAGTTTAGTAGAATTGAGTCCAACTATCCTAACTCCATGTCTGAAGAAGAGATTTACGAACTTTTTAGAGATTTTAAATACGTCGTACCTCAGGGATCTCCGATGTCAGGTATTGGAAATCCCCATCAGATACAATCACTTTCAAATTGCTTTGTCCTTGAATCACCAAAAGATTCTTACGGAGGGATTTTAAAAACCGATCAGGAACTAGTTCAAATAGCTAAAAGGCGCGGTGGTGTGGGTTTTGACATGTCCACAATAAGACCAAAGGGATTAAAAACTGCAAACGCAGCTAGAACTACCGACGGCATCGAAGTGTTCATGGACAGATATTCTAACTCGTGTAGAGAGGTGGCACAAAATGGTCGCCGCGGCGCATTGATGTTAACCATCTCTGTTCACCACCCACAGATTCGTGATTTCATAAAAATTAAACGAAATTTAAAAAGAATAACAGGGGCGAACTTGTCAATAAGGTTATCTGATGAGTTCTTACACGCTGTTGAGAACAATGACGACGTTGAACTAAGATTTCCAGTTGACAGTTCAGAACCTAAGATTTCTGAGATGGTTAGTGCAAATAGCATCTGGAATGAAATTATTGAAAGTGCTCACGCGTGTGCCGAACCAGGTTTGTTATTTTGGGACAACGTTAAAAAGTTGTCTCCTGCTGACATTTACGAAGATGAGGGATTTGCAACAGTTTCTACCAACCCGTGTGGAGAAATTGTCCTTTCACCTTATGATAGCTGTCGACTTCTTCTTATCAACCTTTTTTCCTTTGTTGAAAGACCGTTCGAACCCACAGCGTGTATAGATTTTGATAAGCTATCCTCTATTGCCCAGAAAGCCCAGAGGCTCATGGACGACCTTATCGATCTTGAGATTGAGCAAATTAACAAGATAATTGAAAAAATTGACAACGATCCTGAGTCCTCTGAGGTTAAACAAATTGAAAAGGATTTGTGGTTGAACATCGAAACTCAAGCAAGCTTGGGAAGGAGAACCGGATTAGGCCTTACCGCAGTTGGAGATGTTATAGCTGCCTTGGGTTTAACGTATGGATCTGACGAGTCTATAGAGATGGTCGAATCCATCTATAAGTGCCTTGCTCTAAACGCGTATAGAAGCTCATGCCAGCTAGCAAAAGAAAGGGGAGCTTTTCCAATTCATTCTCACGAGAAGGAAAAAGATCACCCGTTCCTTAAGAGAATTTGGGAGTCAGCTCCTGACATCTTAGAAAGCTCTAGGAAATACGGAAGAAGAAACATAGCCCTCACAACGACGGCCCCAGCAGGATCTGTCTCCACACTTACAAGAACGACCTCTGGCATCGAGCCTGCTTTCCTCTTAAGGTACACGAGAAGGAGAAAGGTGTCCGAAGGTGACAACATTGACTACGTCGATTCAGTAGGAGATTGTTGGCAAGAATATGAGGTTTTTCATCCTGGGTTTAAGACCTGGATGGAAACTACTGGAGAGGTCGATCCAGAAAAGTCTCCATATCACAACTCGTGTTCTAATGATATAGACTGGGTGAAGAAGGTTGAGGTCCAGGCGGCCGCCCAAAAGTGGGTGTGTCACGCCATATCGAACACAACAAACGTTCCGGAAGATACCACGGTTGAAACTATCAAGGACATTTATATGTCTGGATGGAAGTCCGGATGTAAAGGGGTTACTGTATATAGGGACAAGTGTCGATCAGGTGTTCTTGTTAAACACAAGAACAGGAACAAAACAAAGTTCGTTCAACATTCAGCCCCTCAGAGGCCGACAGACTTAATTTGTGATATTCACCATGCTAACATTAAAGGGGAAGGTTGGACAATGCTTGTAGGGTTGATGACCAACAAACCCTACGAAATTATTGGAGGTCTCTCAAAGTTTATTGAAATCCCTAGAAAGTACAAGGATGGGATTTTAACGAAGCATCCTAGGAAGACAATGAACTCAAAGTATGATTTGAAATTTGGAGAAAATGGTAACGAAGTGGTCTTGAAGGACATCGTTTCTTTGTTTGATAATCCTAACCACTCAGCTTTTACTAGGACCATTTCTCTTGGTCTGAGACATGGAGCCCCCATTCAGTACGTGGTTGAACAGCTGCAGAAGGATAAAGATGCTGATCTTTTCTCATTTTCTAAGGTTGTTGCAAGGGTTCTCAAGAACTATATTAAGGATGGAACCAAAGCAAATGGAGTTAAAATCTGTCCTGGATGTTCATCTGAAAATCTCTTTTACCAAGAGGGATGCATTACGTGTCCTTCATGTGGGTGGGGTAAGTGTGGATGATACTTCTTAAAAAAGTAGATCCTAGAATAAAAGAAGTTGAACTTAGAAGGGACCCGGTAATTATCAGGGTTAATAAGTTTGATGAGGACTCCGCTAAAGATTTCAAGGAACAGATTATTAGCGCTCATAATACCGGCCAGGAGGTGATCCCTATTGTCATAGATTCATACGGAGGTCAGGTTTACAGTTTGATGGCAATGATTTCAGCTATTAACTCATCTCACTTGCCCATAGCTACAATTGTTGAGGGAAAAGCGATGTCCTGTGGGGCGGTCCTGTTAACCTTTGGTGCAGACGGGATGAGATACATGGATCCTAGTTCTACCATTATGATACATGACGTGTCAAGTATGTCAAGAGGAAAAGTTGAGGAAATTAAAGCTGATTCTGCTGAGACGGAGAGACTTAATAAAACCGTATACGAAATGATGGCTACTAACTGTGGGAAGAAGAAACGCTACTTTCTTGACCTCATCCATTCTAAGGGACATGCCGACTGGTACATTGATTCGAAGGAAGCTAAAAAGCACGACTTGATAAATAGCACGAAGATTCCTTCTTTTGAAGTGCAGGTTGGAGTTAAATTTTCTCTAGTCTGAATTTGAACATTTTATAAAAAAAAATTACAATCTTTATATGGATTGGATACCTCCAAAGTCTCCATATGGACTAATACAAGAGCAACTATATCACGACCCGTGGAAATTGATGGTTTCTTGTATATTTTGCAACTTGACAAAGAGAACTCAAGCTGAACCTATACTATGGGAATTTTTAGAAAAATATCCAGATCCTAGCAAGGTTCAAGAAGATTCTGAGGATACGATTTCTCAAATGCTTAAACCTATCGGTCTTAATAAAAGGAGGGCAAAGACCTTAATAAGGTTCTCTAAAGAGTACCTTGAAAAGGAGTGGTCATCAGATCCAAGGGTCCTATACGGTATTGGCAAATATGCTTCCGATGCTTATAAGATTTTTTGTGTTGGTGATTGGAGAAATGTTCAGCCAAATGATCATGCTTTAAATTGGTATCACGATTTTTTAAAAGAGAAATTTAAGGAACAAGCTAGTGCCTGAAGGTCCCGAATGTAGAAGAATAGCAGTTCAACTAGCCGAAAGGGTTACCAATCGGCAGCTTTTAAACGTAGAGATTTTAAGCGGAAGGTACCAGAAACATGGTCCTCCCGAAGGGATGGAAGATATTCTAGAATGGTCACCTATTGGAATTTTTGGTGCAGGAGTTCATGGAAAGTTTATATTCGTTCTATTAGAGGGAGAGTGGTCAATTTGGTCTACACTTGGAATGACAGGTAGGTGGTCGTCTGAGATGACGAAACATTCCAGGTTAAAATTTTCTCTGAGTGATGGTGATATCTACTTTACTGATCCTAGAAATTTTGGAACTGTTAAGTTTGTCAAGGGAAAAGATAAGATTTTAAATAAGATTAAAAGTCTAGGTCTGGACATGCTAGCAGAAAAAATATCTAACGAGGATTTTTACTCAATCATTCGAAAAGAAACAGACAAACCTTTAGTCAAGGTTCTCATGGATCAGACAAAATTTTCTGGTATTGGAAACTATGTAAAGGCTGAGGCACTATATCTTTCCAGGATTTCTCCTCACGTGCTTTGCTGCGACCTTAGTGATGAAAAGTTGTTAAAATTAAAAAATTCAATTGAACTAGTACTCAAAGAAAGTTATAATTCTGGTGGTACAACAATACAAACTTATTCTGACATGCATGGAAACCCGGGAAACTATAATCAAAAATTAATGGTATATTCTCAAAAAATCGATCCTACAGGTCACCCAGTTATAAAAGAGGTGACCGCTGATGGAAGAACTACACATTGGGTTCCAGATGTTCAGAAATAACAGGAGGAAATATGTCTTATAAATTATCTGATAACGTACTTAGAAGGATTGTTCAAATTGTCCAGGAAGGGTTTTTAACGGGAACTGATGTCGCAGATCACATGAGAATGATCAAGTTAGATGTCGATGAAAATAACAGTTCTCAGTTAGTTTTAACTGAAGAGTATAAGACCCTAGTAGAAGGACAGCATGAATCTATGTTAAGTGAGATAGAAGAAATTAAGGTTAGTGAGTAACTGTGACTTGCTTAGGGGAACTATATTATGACTGATAGACTTGATAGGATATTTGACATGAGGGAGGAGTTCATGAGTCATCTTAAGAACTCCGTTCCTGGATCTCATCCCGACTGGCCTCTTGACCTTTCGACAAAGTCATCCCAACAGTTTTGTAGAGACATGGGAGTTAGAGGAGTCGAAGAGATCTTCGAAGCAATACAGCTGTTAAAAAACTGGAAGCCCCATAGACAGACTGAGGTTCCGGAATTTGATAGGGAGAAATTTCTTGAGGAGATAGTGGATGCTTTCAACTACTTCTTTTCTTTGATTATTCTTTGTGGGTTTACCACCGAAGAGTTTTTTGAGACTTACTGTAGAAAGGATGATATTATACATGCCAGAATCAAACAAGGATACTAGTTTGAACTTCTCAATGGAAAATTTATTCGATATTCAGGATAGGTTCTCTAGGCTTTTTTTTGATAAAGATTCTTTAACGATTGAGCAAAAGGAGGAGATGACAAAGTCTTTTACACTAGCGTTGCACGCAGAGGTTAGCAGCATTGTTAAAGAGATTAATTTCAAGGATCATGTTAGCACCAAGAAAGATGTTGCTGAGAAGTCAATCCTATTTGAGGGAGTTGATGCATTCAGGTACATACTTGCAATTCTCAATCTTTGGAATTTTTCTCCTGAGGAGTTTGTCGAAGCTTTTTACGACAAGGAGAACTTTTTGAGACTTAGGCACTCCCTTGAATTAAACTCCTGGGAGGGTCAACCAGTTTTGATAGTTGACTTTGATGATATCATCTGTAACTTCAGGGACGATTTTTCTCAGTGGATTGTCGAGAACAAAGAGGTAAATGTTGATCCTAACTCGTGTGAGTACTATCACGTACAGAGGGTTGTTGAATCTGGACAGTCCCCCGAGAGTGTATTCGAAGAGTTCATGGATGAAAGAAATCTTAAAAAGATATCTGCCAATCGACCAATGGTTAAACTAATCAACCGACTTTATGATGAGGGTTTTTGGATTCACATTTTAACTGCTCGACCTGATGCGAATTTAATTTGTAAGCATGACACGTACGCGTGGCTTACAAAGTCCGGACTTAAGTTTCACAAGATCTCTTTTTCCCCAGAAAAATTTATCTGGTTGTCAAAAACCGAGTACTTTAATAAAGGAAAAATTGTGTGTGCCATTGATGACTCTCCTAAGCACTCTTCTGAGTTTGCTAAGCATGGGATTCAGGTGGCATCACCAATCAAGACTTATAACAAAGAATTAAAGTATGTTGACAACGTGTTGATGTACAAAAGCACATCTGTCCTTTATGATCATATTCATCAACTCACGGAGAATTTAAATGCCTCAGAATCTAGACCTTGACCCTATACAACTACCAGTAAAACTTCGTTTCAACGAAGAACCTGTAACTGAGTTTAAGAATAATCTTGAATCTCTGAGGATCGAACTAGTAGACTATCCAAACCCCAACTCTGTAAAGAGGGCTGCTTACCGAATGGTCGAGGCTACGTGGGCGGATCATCCAGTTAAGGTGACCAACCTGTCTGAACTAGAGATCAGTGAAAAGATGGAGGAACTTTTTTCTTTCAAAGCTTTGCCTAATGCGATGGAGACTTTTGGGTTCACGTTTTTATTTGGAGGGATCGACCTTCAGACTGTTACTCACTTAATTCGTCACCGTGCAGCATCTTGGGCAGCCCAGTGTACAGGAGATCGATTTTTAAATCACGAAGCATGTTTGGTACCTTCATCTGTTGAAAATTCTCCTGAGTTTTACGAGAGATGGAAGAGACATGTCCAGGAGTCTAAAGAGCTCTATGCTGATATGGCCGACAGTCGAAAGATAAGCCTTATGGATGCCAGGTGCATTCTTCCTAAGTGTCTGGAGACTTTTTATTATGGTAGGTTTAACATGAAGGATCTCTTAGGGTTTATCAGGCAGAGACAAGATAAGCAGATTCAACCTGAGGTCGATAATATTATTGCAGCCATGATTGCAAGGGAGATCATTAATATTTTTCCGGAAGCACATGTTGGGATAAATTTGAGATCACCGTCTTTTCACTACGCGAAGAACTTTAGAAGTGGAACAGGAACAAACCTATATTGGCCCGATGGTGATACTGATAAACATCTTGAATACCACCCGAATGATACAATCTATCAGGGGCTTAGAGACGATTTAAACGGGACTCACCCGACTGACAGTGAAACTAATTTCAGAAAACTTTGGAATTCAATACTTTCTGAAATTGATGACCGTGTTGACGAGTATAAGAAGTGGAAGGAGGAGCAGAAAAGAAATGGATGATTATGACTCTCTTAAAGAAAAATTTGACAGACTCCAAGAGGTATATTACGAAATGAGAAAAGATGCGTTTGTTTCTCGTGTTGCTTATTCTAACGGACTAGTCTTAGCAGGCCTAGTCTCCCAGTGTGATGAAACTATAAAAGTTGAAACACTTCACAGATGGGGAAATGATTTTTTAAATGGTATTAAGTCTGCAAAAAAGAGCATTCAACAAGTTTATGATGGAGATGAGGAGTTAGCCCGTTACTTTGACATGGCACCTCCTCTAACAAAGAATGAAGACTAAAAAGGAGAATAAAATGAAGGTCTATATTGCGTCACCGTTTTTTAATGAAAAACAAGTTAATCAAGTAGAGTTTATTAAGGAAACCCTAGAAACATCAGGATACGATTATTTTTCCCCTAAGGATTTTTTTGTATTAAAGCCCAATGCAACTGCAGAGGATCGAAAGAGGATTTTTGATGTGAATGTTGAAAAAATTATGTGGGCTGATTTTATTCTTTGCAACACTGAAGCTAAAGATCTAGGAACCATTTGGGAAGCTGGATTTTCACATGGAGTCGGAAAACCCGTTGTGTTTTTTGCTGAGGGTCTTCCTGAGGGTAAGTTCAATGTCATGCTTTCTGAAGCTGGCGTGTGCGTTAATACTACGAGGGAAGAATTGGATAACTATCTTAAAGAATGTTCCAAGTCCGGACACCTAGTGTCCAGGGAATACACCGGAAACACACAGTAATTTACTAAGGAGGTCCACGTTGAAAAAGTTTGAGGATTTTTTATCTCCTCAAAGATTTGTTGGGCTTCATGCTCATTCTGGGTTTAGCACATTTGATGGTCTAGGCCATCCGTCAAAACACATTGATTTTTTGACGAGTGAACAACAAGGAATGGACGCGTGGGCTTTAACTGATCATGGGAATGGAAATGGATTAGCTCACGCCTATTCACATTTTTCGAAACTTAATAAAAAGGGGATCAAGTACAGACAACTGTATGGTGTCGAGTTTTACTTTGTTCCGTCCCTAGATGGATGGAGAGTTGACTACGAGGGGCACAAGCAGGAAATTAAAGACGCGAGATCGAACAGACAAAAACTGAAAAAAATTCTTGAGTCGACCGATATCGATGCTGACGAAGAGTCTGCTGGTGGGTTGATTATTGAGAACGAGGATGAGACAAAGTCTTTTGATGTTAACAAGGATGAGTGGAAGAGGAGATACCACCTTGTTGTGCTTGCCAAGAATAGAGTCGGACTTAGTAATCTTTTCACTCTTGTTAAAAAATCTTACAAGGATGGCTTTTACCGATTCCCCAGGATTGATTTCAATCTTCTCAACCAACACAGTGAAGGACTTATTGTTTCAACTGCGTGTATTGGCGGGATTTATTCAAACAAGATCCTCAGAGGGAGATCACAAGGAAAATCAGAGGAAGAAATCGTCAAGGAGCTTTTGAACCTAACGGACAGGTTCACTGATTGTGTTGGTGTTGAGAACTTTTTTCTAGAACTCCAGTTTAATTCTTTAGAAGCTCAACATCATGTGAACGAGTATCTGTTTAAATGCGCCGAAAAATCTTCTGTTAAGCTTATTGCAACTGCTGATTCTCACTATCCAATGCCTGATCAGTGGGAATCTAGGGAGTTATACAGGAGGCTTGGGTGGATGAAGAAGGAAATTAAACCTCTTCCAAAATTTGAGGATCTCAAGTGTGAGTTGTATCCCAAGAACGCTGAACAGATGTGGGCTGAATTTGGAAGGCATCACGGTAGTTACGATTTTTATCGAGGAAAAGAAGAGATTGTAAGGGAAGCTATTGAAAGAACACATGACATCGCTTGGGAAATGTGCACTGACACGTGGATCGATATGGATGCTAAGCTTCCAAACTTTAGCACCTCAAAGATTTCAGCATTCAGTCAACTTGCGACAATCGTTAAGGAAAAGCTGGTAGAGAACAATTTAGATAAGGAACCAGCATATGTCGACAGGGCAAAAGAGGAACTTCAAGTTATTAAGTTAAAAGGGTTTGAAAACTACTTTTTAACGATGTATAAGATTTTTAACGAGGCCAAGAAGAGGACACTCTTGGGCCCCGGCCGGGGATCCGGAGCCGGATCTTTAGTAAATTACCTGCTTGAGCTAACTCAACTTGATCCGATCAAATATGACCTGTTATTTGAAAGGTTTATTAACCTTGGAAGAGCAGGGTTCCCCGATATTGATACCGACGCTGGAGACCGTGATGTACTTATAGATGTGTCAAGGGAGCTCTTTGGCGAGGAGAATGTTCTTCCTGTATCTAATTTCAATACCTTAAAATTGAAATCTCTTATAAAGGACATTGGAAAATTTTACGGTGTTCCGTTTGAGGATGTCAACACGGTTACTTCTAGATTGAGTCGAGAGGTCACTCCTCACGCAAAGGCTGATGATGTAGAAAAGTCCTACTTTATGCTTAAACACGATGATTGCTTAAGATACTCGAAGACCTACTCTAGTTTTATGGAAAGATACACTGACGTATCTAAACATGTTGAGGGATTGTTTCTTGAAAATCGCTCAATTGGCCGGCATGCTGGTGGTGTTTTAATCTGTCCAAATCTTGAAAAGCACATGCCTGTTATCAGTGTCAGGGGTGAGCTTCAAACTCCTTGGGCTGAAGGCTTGAGCTATAGGAACCTCGAGGATAACGGATTTTTAAAGTTTGACTTTTTAGGCCTGTCTCTTCTAAAAATGGTTGAGGATTGTATACGCCTCATTTTGAAGAACAAGAGCGGTACTGTGCCAAGTTTTGACGAGATCAAGAAGTTTTTTGATGACAATGTTAATTGTCGGTTTCACGATCTCGACGATCAAAAAGTATTCAAATACGTTTATCACGAAGGAAGATTTCCCGCAATCTTTCAGTTTACCAATACTGGTGCTCGGAGGTTCTGCATGCAATCAAAACCAACCTCTATCGAAGAGATTGGTACGATAACAGCGATATACAGGCCTGGCCCACTTCGAGCTAATGTGGATAAAAAGTACGTAAACGACAAGAATAACCCGGAAACTGTAAAGTATGATCATCCTATTATTAAGGAAATTTTAGAATCCACGTATGGACATATAACTTTCCAGGAACAGTTCATGAAGCTTGCTCAGAAACTATCGGGGTTTACCCCTGAGGAGTCTGACAAGATGAGAAAGACACTTGTTAAAAAGACTCACAGCACTGCTGACGGCGTAGAGCAGGCTCATGCTGATCTTAGAGAAAGGTTCGTTACGGGTGCAGAGTCTTTAAATGGAATCTCAAGAGAGATATCTGAAAGCCTTTTTGAAAAGATCAAGTACTTTTGTGCTTACGGTTTCAACAAGTCCCATGCTATCTCTTACGCCGTAGACTCCTACTACGCTGCTTGGCTGATGACCCACCATGAGAAAGAGTGGCTAGCAACTTGTTTGCAAACAGAGATGCAAAGCCCTGATGGTCTTTCTAAAATTATTTCAGAAATAAAGCAACTAGGGTATAATGTGCTTCCTGCGGATATAAATGAATCTGAGGATGTCTGGGTGTTCAGTGATCAGAAAAACTCTTTTGTGGCCCCGCTATCTGCTGTGAAAGGCATTGGTGAGAAGGCGGTTGAGGAGATCATGGAGAATCGACCGTATTACAGTTTGGATGACCTCTTTTACACCGATGACGGAACGTGGAAGCATTCGAAGATGAACAAGACGTGTCTTACTTCTCTGTGCAAGATTGGAGCCTTAAGTAATCTTTATGAGCTTAAAGAAAAAATTGTTGATAACCATCGACAGATTTATCTCATGATATCTGAGAACTATGAGATCATTAAAAAAGGAAGACATGGGATAACAAAGACTCAATTTAAGAGAATGCAAAAATCCGGAGAATCCACCAAACCTATCATTGATTCTTTAATTTCTAAGTACGTGGGGGAAGGTGACTGGTCTCGATCAGAAAAGATTGATTTGAGTTTTGAATATTCTTGCATGGTGGCCAACAATCTTTTATTTTCAGATAACGTTCTTGAAAAATTAAAAGAGACTCAGGTTCCTCCTATGTCTTCCTTAAAAGGAGGTGATCGAGGAATTGTCTGGTTTTGTATTAGTGAACTTATCCCCAGGGTGTCTAAAAATGGAAAGGTTTTTTACAGGGCAAAGACCGTAGATGATAACAATAATGTCCAGTGGTTGAGAATATGGGGAGACTCTAATAAGTTGGAGAAGTACACTATGTGGATGGCTGATGTTTCTAACGATCCTAACTGGGGTTGTTCTTCTAGCGTATCAAAGATAAGAAGGATTCCAACTGGGAGGGTAAATTGAAATTTGAAATAAACATGGTTGTAATTGAAGGTTGTGATCTTGCGGGCAAATCTTCTCTTTTTCGGAGCCTACATAAAGAAACTGATATGAGATATAACATTCATGATCGTTCCTCCTTAACATGTCTTGTCTGCGCCCAGTTTTACGGAAGAGACGTGAAGTATTTTGAAAGAAGAGTTGAATCTCAAATGAGGAACTTAAGTAATGTTATTATTCTTTTGCACCCTACCTTTGACGAGATTCTCCGAAGGTATGCGATTAGAGGAGATGAATTACACGATGAGAAAAGCTTAGAATCTATGTATGAACTATACGATAGACAGGTTAAACGGTGGTCTGGATCTCCAAATATTGTCTTGTACAGAGAAGGAAGCTTAGATGAAATCACTTTATCTTGCTTCACAAAACTTAAAGAGATGGAAAAAATGACAGCTGACAATGTAATGAAGATATCTAAAAACTCCTTGTCTCTAGAGTCAGGATATCATTTTGAACTTTTTGATGAGGATACTGGTCGTACCCGAAGCATCCAGATTACATAGAAGGGTTCGAGGTTTAAAATCATGTTAGAAAACCCACAGTTTGTAATTTTTACCGGCCCTATGTTCGGATCAAAGACGACGAAACTTTTAGGACTCCTTGATAGACTAAACTATCAAAAAAAGAAAGTTGCTGTTTTTAAGGCGTCTCTTGATGACAGGTATTCTAAGTCTGAGATTATTACTCATTCTGGATCAACTCAGCCTGCAGTTTGTATATCTTCCGGAGCTGATATGCTGGAGTATCTTGCCAATCACTCAGAGGTCTATGAAGCTGTCGCAGTCGACGAGGTTTTTATGATAGATGGGATCGCTGATGTTCTAATATGGCTCTATAGAACAGGAACATCAGTCTTTGTGTCTTCTCTGACTTTTTCCTCCGCATGCGATGTTTTTCCGGAGATGGAAAAAATTCTTCCCTGGGCCACTAAGATAGAAATGTGTCCGGCAGTTTGTACCACCTGTGGATCCGATGCGTTTTATACTTACAAGAAACGAGACGATGGTAAGATGATATCTATAGGCGGCGACGATTTGTACGAGGCGAGATGCTGGAATCATCACAAGGTGAAGAGAGAGGTTGATTAGATATGACTGAGCCGTCAAGTGTTAATTGCATAATTTATCATGCTGACTGTACTGACGGATTTGGAGCTGCATATTCTGCATGGAAGCTTTTAGGAAATAGGGCTGAGTATCATGCGTGTAAGCACGGGACACCTCCGCCTGATGTTAAGGGAAAGTCTGTAGCTATTCTCGATTTTTCTTTTGACAATGCAACAATTAAGGAAATGATCAAAATTGCAGAAAGTCTCATTGTTATAGATCACCACAAGTCTTCCATGGTAGAGCTTCATGATATCACTAACACCATGTTTGACATGACAAAATCAGGCGCCATGTTATCTTGGGAATTCTTTCATCCAGGAAAGGAGCCACCAAAGTTTATTCAGTACATTCAGGACAGGGATCTTTGGAAGTGGGAACTTCCTTACTCTAGAGAATTTTCAGCTGCTTTTGACATGATTCCCTTTGAGTTCGAGGAGTTTGAAAAGTACGAGGATGACTCTGTTTTCGATGACACTGTTAAGAGAGGATCCTACATTTTAGCTTACTCTAAGACCGTGATCAAAAAGGTGTGTGAAAAGGCATCGACCAGGAAGTTTGAAGGATTGGATGTCCTGGTTGTTAATGCTTCTCACTGGATATCTGAGATCGGATCACGACTCTCCCCTGATTGTGATTTTGCGATGATCTGGTACTATGATCACAATGATTACAAGATAAAAGTTAGCTTGAGGTCTTTTCATGAGACTGTTGATGTTTCTGAGATCGCTAAGAAATTTGGAGGCGGAGGTCACAAGAAGTCTGCTGGATTCACCCTTTTACCCGATGCCCACGTTGATGACTTATTTGATCTTATCGACGTCGAGGATGAGGAGACGTTTACTGTTAATACTTTTAACGTTAGGAAAGAGCTTGAACAGTTAAAGGAAAAAATAGAGAAGGAAGTTGTAGATCCGCTTGTTGAAAAAGGGGAATCTGTTGATCTGTCTGGAATTAATTTGATTGAGGAACAGTTGACTGAGATTGAAAAGAAATCTACTGTGACCAGCGAAGATAAAGATCCCGACATTATATCTAGAACGTCAGGAAGTCAATAATAATGTCTGACATGTTTAAGCTAACCAGCAAGGATGGAACCAATATACAGATGGAACATAATTCTAACTTAGTGATTGAAGCATTTTTAGATGCACTTAGAGAGGTCAACGCTCCCGGTCCTGGCGCGCCGTCTCTAGCAGTTTATGCACCCATGATACCTTTTGTCATAAATTTTACAAATTCTTATTATGCAAAGAATAGGTGTTTAGTATTGTTTGGCCCTAGGACCGGATCTCATCACCTTGTAGCAAATTTACACTATCAAGACGAATGTTTTTCTTTTGATGAGAGGGTTTTTTGTCCCACCGTTCAGACGAAAGACGTGTTCTTACAGGAAAATTCTAAGTCTCTAGAGAGGTTCATGAAATCTAAAACTGTGTTCTGGAAGAACCAGTGGGATAGGCCTTCCCAGGTTCAAGGAACTGGGCCGGTTTTTAACGAAGGGTTGTTAAATTTTTGCTGTGGTGCTTTAAATACATCAGTTATTTTTTGTCTAAGACATCCGTACCTAACGTACCTTTCTAGAAGAAAACTCTTTGAAAGAATTCCCGATCAAAAGGAGCATGACGTAACTGAACAGGACATGGTTGACTCATATGTGTGTTGTTTTAGACTTATCAAATTTTGTCATGATAGGGGATTTAAACACATGATTCATTTTCATGAGAAACTACTTAAAGAGAGAAATGAAACCATTTCTGGAATTCTTGATTTTGTTGGAGCTTCTAAAAAAGAAGTATTAGACTATGAAGATTATTTCAAGGATTCTGAAGTTTTGATTTCGAGAGGTTTTTATAATCCAGCTCGAAAGATAGAGCCTAAAGACGAAGGTCCTGTCATGAGAAGTTCTAAGTCGAAAAAAATGATGCAGAGCATTATTTTAAAATGTAATGAATTAGAGCTTTTATCGCCAGGATTAGAGAAATTTGAAAAATTCTATGAGGAACTATTGGCGGACAATGAAACACAATAGACCTCCATGGCCTGAGATATGGATGCAGTTTGCGCACTCCATTTCAAGAAGATCTGTGGATCCTAGGAGCAAGGTGGGAGCTGTCATTGTCACCGGAGACAATACACAAGTTCTCTCTGTTGGGTATAACGGAGACCACAAGGGTGGTCCCAATGTTGTAGAATCAGTTAATCCTGGTGAATCTGGATTGATACACGCTGAAATAAATGCTTTGTTAAAGTGCGATTATAATTGCCTGAAGAAAAAAATAATGTACGTGACAACCTCACCCTGTTCTCTTTGTGCAAAAGCCATTGTTAATGCTGGTATATCTGAAGTCGTATACGATAATGACTACCGGTGTTCTAAGGGTTTACAGATTCTGCAAGAAGCTAGGGTTAAAGTTGCCCGGCATGAAGATAATTACTAATAGTAATTAAAAGGTTCTTGTGAAAATGGATAAGATCACCAAGTTTGATGTGCTTCGTATGATAAGCTCTCAAAAATCGTTTTTTAAAAGAGAGGGCTTGATGTCTCTTGGAAAATCTAAGTCTCCTGGGATAATAGTTATATCTCCAGGATTGAAAGTCTTTCATAAAAAAACGAGGTACTCTTATCAGGTTTACAAAGCAACGGCCGACGGAGTCCTACTCACAATCCCAGATTCTAAGGAGATTTTTTTCGTGTCTAAAAAGGACTTTGAAAAGGACTACATTCTTTAATAGTAAAGGACAAAATAGTGAAAAAAAAAGATGTTCAAAAAATCATAAAAGATACGTTTAGCAACTACAAGGAAGAACCTGATCAACTATCAGAATCCTATGTAGCTTCTATTAAGTCTTTTTCTCTTCCAACAGAAAGGATGAGCAAAAAAACAAAGTCTATGCTATTAAAAGATTATGAATCTCATGTGGATGCTTTCAACAAAATAAGTGCCATGTTGGACACTTCTAACAGAGAGAGTTCTAATTCTGATTACTCTGGTTACAGATCTTTAAAGATTGATGAAATTTATAATATGAACTCTATTTACATGACTGAGTTGTATTTGTCAAACATTAGCGATCTAACAAGCGAAATTTTAATGGAATCTTTATCCTTTATGAAGCTTGAAAGAGACTTTGGAACTTTTGAAAACTGGCAGAGAGATTTTATAGCTTGTGGAATGTCGGCGAGATCTGGTTACGTCGTCACAGCGTTTTCTACATATCTACAGAGATACGTGAATTTTTTCACCGATTCGACTAATTCTAACGTTCCTATTGGGACATATCCAACTATAGTTTTAAGAGTAGATGAAATTTCTTATGATAAGGACTACGCAAACAACAAGAAAGCATATATTTACAATATGATGAAAGAACTTAATTGGGACATTATTGAACAGAGGTTTAATAAGTCTGAAAAAATTGCGAAATCTATTAGGTGAGGAGAAACCATGAAAATTTTAGATAAGGAACTTCTTAAAAGAATTATTCTTGAGGAGAAGGCGAAGCTTGAAAAGGATATCCAGGAAGGAAGGGTCAGTCTTTCTTCTAAGGAAAACTTGGACCATGAGAACAAAAAGTCTTCTGAGAAAGAGGAACTTCCTAACGCTGTTATGGAAGACTACGACCGGTGGACTAAACTATCTGGGATCTTTTTAAAGGATTAGAATGCGCCTCACACTTGACGTCTTGAGGCAGATTATTTCGGAAGTCGTCGACGGCGCTGATTCTCCGGATAAGGATGAGCTGTCTCTTACATCTGTCGATAACCAGATAGACTCGATATTAATTGGATTTGAATCTGAGTCCATGTCTGAAAAAGGCTTAAGTGAATTTTCATCTTTCACATTAAGAGATCTTCTTCTTGAACAAGAAGACGAGGACGCGTCGGAGGAAGAACCAGAAAAGGAAGTGACCGATAGCTCTGCAAGATCTGAAGAAGAGTCTGTCGATCCTAATGAACCCGCTTTAGACGTTGATGAGTTTGTTTCAAAAGTTGGAAGACTTATTCTCAACTATGATAACCTACTTGACATCCCAAGTGTCATAATCAACAGGGCCAAAAATTACTTATCAAGTAGCGGGTACGGTGATGAAATTATTGAAAGTTTTCAGGATGAACTTTTTGATCGTTTTGGACCGGATATAGGTGTCGATTTTGATGGGCCCTCCGCCCCCATCGCGAGCGGAGCAGGACCTCTTGGAGGAAGCGCAGCATAATGTCCACTTTTGATTCTGTTCTTGGGTTTAAAAAAAGTGTTCACATAAAACTCAATTCAGATACACATTCAGGATTTAGAATTTCTTTGTTTGAAAAAAAATTATCAATGCAAGAAACATTTGAGGAATTTGCCAGTAGAGTTTCTCAGAAGGATCCTGTTGCTATGAAAATCATAGATGAACTAGTTGACAAGAAAAGGAAAGGACGGGTGAGAAAAGCTGTTGAGCATTCCGATGCTTCTTCGCTTTTTGACATCATTGAATCCCAAAGTCCTTTAAGGGATGATTTATGATTTCTGGCTGGGTGAGAAAAATTGCTAAGAACGAGTTCGCAACCCTGGCTGCGGGTATCGCTCTTGTTACCGAGAAACTATCTGAGCTTTACGCAATGCATGAAAAGGTTGCCAATGCCTGTTTAGAAAATAGACAGATTATTAATATGATGGCGGAAATGCACTCGTCAATGATGCAAGAAGTTTCGAAGCAGATTAACGAAGATAATCTTAAAACCTCTTTAATGCCTGTCGACCCGTCAGACAAGGACTTTATAAACTAATGAAACACTTGCTAGATCAAGGATTACAAAAACTTATTTCACGCAAGCTTCTTGCTTGGGCAACGGCAACCGGACTCTTAGCATTCGCAGATTTAACATCTGGTGACTGGGTGATCATTACTTGTGTTTACATTGGAGGCCAAACTGTGGTTGACACTGTTGAAAGGCTTAGAAAAGCATAGAGATGAAGAAGAAGTTTTTAAATAGGATTAAAAAGTACTGGTGGATTATTCTAACCTTAGTCTCCCTCTTTGCTTTGTTTTTAGCAGTTTTTCTACCACGACGATCTCGGAATGTAGTTAGTTCATTATCAGAGACATTTGCCACAAAGGCTCAGGTAGAGGATCAAGCATATGATACTAAGGTTCTAATTGCTAAGCACGAGTCTGGGGAGCAGAAAGCTGTCTTTAAGGCTCGGATGTCAGAAATTGAGAAAGTTTCAGATACCAAGGAGAGGCTAGCTCGGCTCATACAACTTAAAAAAGAAGTTATGGGATGACTAAATTTTTAACCTCTCTTGTCCTATGTGTTTCGATCCTGCTTCCAGGAACTCTCTTCGCAGATGAAATTGTTCAGTTTGAGGACATGCCTGTCGAGTACACGATGGGTGATAACACCTACGTTGGAATCCTCGTGTCCGAGGATGAGTACAAAAGGATGGTAGACGCTACCAGAGAACTTCAGATTGATCTGGCACTTTCTCAGGCGACACTACAGGCTTTTCAGGAAAGATACGAAACCCAGATGTTTTTGAAAGATCAGCACATTGGAATTCTTGAAAAGGAAGTACAAAGAACTGACACGTGGTTCTATAGGCATAAGGGTGGTATTGGATTGGCTGTTGGATTTATCGTAGGAGCAGCTGTAGTCACAGGTGTTACTTACGCTGTTAACCAACCGTCTCCGGGTCTTTAATTTATTGTTCAATAATTGACCCTTGCGAGATAATTACTCTTGAGGAGTTTTTATTGTGAGAGTTGTCGTGGATCGATCCGCCATTGAAGACTTTATTAGGGAAGTCACCGATGTTTCATCGGAAAGTCCCCCTGCTAATATTCCAGAACCCGTGGCACCGACTAGCTTACCAATAGAAGCTCAACCTAAAGCCATCATAGACATGTCCGGAATCGCCCCTCCTATTAGAGATGAAGAGTATGTTCCGGCAAATAATTACGACCTAAGCTATGCTACTAGCGCTCTTTCAATGCATGTGCCCCCCGAAAAAGTTGAAAAATTTTACAGGATTGTTAGAAAACTTGTACTAGACGTCATTACACAAAACAGGGAAGAACAAAAATCTCCGGAGTTAGAAAGCATGGATGAACGAATACTAAAAGAAGATGTTAAACTTATTCTTAAGGTGCTATCCGAGGCATCGGAGGAAGAGATCGAGGCCATGGCATCAAAGCTAGGTCTTAAGAAGGATCTTGACAAAGAGGAAGAGGAAGAGGACGATGCTCCTGTTCCTGCCGCCTCAGACGTAGTTGACTGGGAGGACATTCGACGGGATGCGGAGGAACTTGGACTCGTGGGAGATCTTCCAGGACAGTTTAAGACCGCACCGAAGACTGTCAGCGCTCTGACAAACGTGACCGGCTGGATGAGAAAGAGGCTTGGAACGAGAAAGTTCGATCCGGATACCCAGATGAAACTAGAAGAGATTTCAAACATGTCAAACATCGTGTTCAACTCTCTTGTCAACATGTTCAACAAGCCCTACGATCCTGCCGGCGACTTTTCCGACCTCCACAGAAAGAACGTTGCTTACCGGGTTGTCTTTAGTTTCTTCGTTGAAAACACCCTTCAGGACTTGTTTGGGATAAAGTCAACTAACCTTGCCGTAGCGATGGAGAAGATCTCGAAAGATTTTGAGGAAGCTGGAATGGATCAAAAGAAGGCAACAAGGGCTGCTTTAGATGAGGTCTACACAGGCTTAAGACAACTTAATGTCAGCATGAAAGAGGCATACGATACCTTTAATGATAACTTCAAGTTAATGTTTGTTGATGAGAGTAGCCCTTCCTACATTGGTATCGGAATGGATGAAGTTGAAAATCTCGATGACACAGAGAGGAAAGAACTAGCCACCAAGATCGGCGCGCCAAGCGATAGTGTCGAGTCGATTCAGGATGTTCTTTTTGATAAAGTCTTCAGTGGACCTGGAATGAAGGTTGCCCTGGAGTACATGTCTGTCCTTGAAAGTTCTTACGACAAAGCTGAGACTGCACTAAAGAAGTCATCCGGTCAATAGTTGAACCTTGGTTTTAAAACCAAGTAAAAACATATGTAATTTAGTGGATAGTCGCTTTTATTACACGTGGATAGTCGCTTTATCTCTCGTATTTGTATCCGGATGCAGCGATTTTTCACTTCATAAAGTTGAAGATCTTTCTCCTGAGATCGAGGTAACGCCCACTATAGTAAATTTTGGAAACTTAAACGCCGCCGGCGATCTTGGATTAGAGACTGTTGTAGTTAAAAACATTGGAACAAGAAATTTAATTATTGACAACATAAAAATATCCGATCAACCCTCTGTGTTTGCTGTCACTTCGACTGCAACGGATGTCTTGGAACCACAAGAAGAGACGTACTTTGAAGTGTTTTACGATCCAACAACGTACTCTATCGACATGTCAGTTGCCACCGTTTCATCTAACGATCCGGACCTTCCTGAAGTTGAGGTTTTTTTGATAGGAGAAGGATCAGCCCCGGTTATCCAAGTCACACCACAGAACCATGATTTTGGAGATGTTACGATTGGATGTGAAATAGACTTAGAGGTTGTAATTTCCAACATCGGGGATGTCGATCTTCAGGTTGACAATTTAGATTATTTTGTTTCTTTTCCAACAAATTTTTCTCTTAATGAAAATTTTATCTATAATGGGAATTTTCCTTGGAACATCCCTCCAGGGGGATCAAACCCGTTTTACATAAAGTATCTTCCAGATGACATGTCTCATGATACCGGCTGGGTTGATGTTCACTCAAGCGATCCCGTGATTCCTGTAATTACTGCTGACCAGACAGGAAACGGAGAGACTAATCAAGTAGCCTACGATCAATTTGAGCAGCAGGATTTGTCAAATGCTGATGTTCTCTTTGTTGTTGATAATTCTTGTTCCATGGGCCAGGAGCAAGCTTCTCTTGCTAATAACTTTAATTCTTTTATCAGTGTATTTATGCTGAGTGGAGTTGACTATCACATTGGGGTCATTACAACCGACAACCAAAGCCTTAGGGGCGATGTTATAACTTCCACCCATCCCGATCCTCAAGGTGAATTTTCAAACCAAGTACAAGTGGGAGTCCTAGGAAACGCCAACGAGACCGGCCTGGCCTTTGCAAAGTCTGCAACTTCTCCTGGTGGTGAAGCTTCTCCTGGAAGTGCGTTTTTCAGACCAACCGCGAAGATGTCCATAATCTTCGTGTCAGACGAGAAGGATCATTCTATAGGCTTACCTTCAACTTATAGTTCCCATTTTTCTTCACTTAAATCAAGTCCTAACTTGATCTCTGCACATGCTGTTAGTGGTGATTATCCTAACGGGTGTCAAGGTGCTGAATTTGGCGACGGTTATTATGACGTTGTTCAAAATTTACACGGATCATTTGTATCAATTTGTTCAAATGATTGGGGAAGCCAGATGGAACACTTAGCAAGGGAATCAATGTTAACAGATACTTTTTATTTATCTGAGCAGGCTGTTCCTGGTAGTATTGAGGTCTGGGTCGATGGAAGCTATAGCTTGAATTGGATCTATGATACTATGGCAAACTCCGTTATCTTTGATAGTTTTAGCATTCCGTCCCAAGGTCAGATGATTGATATTGAGTACGCTGTGTTTGGAGACTGTCTGTAGTTATTACTTTGTGTGGTTAAGATATTAAAAATGAAATTCACTTCCCTTAAATCGCTGTTAAAAGAAAACTTGGATGCATCGTCTAGTCTAAACAAGAGGATATTTGAAAAAATTGGAATAAGAGATCGTCCGGAAGTTAATAAACAACTTGAAGAGGAAGAAAAAGAGAACCGATGGGAAGTGATTAGTGATCCAACTAGATTAATCAGGAAGTACAAGTTTCCAGATTATAGAGTCTTACAGGAATTCGTCATCGACGTCTTAGATTTTCAGGGTGATCTCAACCATCACGGAACCTTGCACGTAAATCCTGACGAGGTGATTGTTGAAGTATATACTCATGATATTAATGACATCACAGAGGTTGATCACGAATACTCAAAAATTGTTGAGGAAATCTACTTAGACGTGAAGGATCGAAAATCAAAATGGTAAGTTCTTCCGAGGGATCGTTTTTTGCTAGCGAGTCAATTAGAGATAAGATCGACATGTCTCAGTTTGAAACTTCGGAAACTGACGATCCCCCTGTTGACCTTAGTGATTTTTTCATAGTTGACCTGGAGGACGGGAGCCAAGTCAAAACTGAATTTCTTGCAGTAGACTTTTGTCAAGATGAAGTTAGGATAACTATGGCCTGTTGGAATCCGGAGGATATAAAAAAGATCATGAGTTCTCGTGAGGCTAGTTATTGCATATCTTTGTCCGGACAAGATGTTCTAAGTGGGTCCGGAGATATTACAAATACCTCAGTTAGGATTGCCAATGGAGCTTACCTTCTTGAAATTGCTTTTTCTAGCCGTGAGAATACTTAAATGTGGAGGCGTACGTGAGAAAAGAACAACAAGAGCTTATGTTTGACAAGTTCATGGATGACATTGTTAAACGAGAGGACCAAAGTAAGCAGAAGGATCCTGGAGACCCTGAGGAAGTTACCCTATCTAGGGAGTACTACATTAAGTACAGAGAAACTTCTAAGAATCTAATCAAGGTAGGAAAAAATGAAGACTCTAAGACTAACAAGCGCTAAAAATATCCGGACATTTTTGGAATCTACGGTCGTTAAGGCCGTTGAACAGGCAAGGTCTGAGACCGGTATTGAGTCCCAAAAGCAAAGTAACTATTCGAAAAAGTCTAAAGATTTTAATAGCATGATATCAGAAGTAGAGGAGGAGGACGTCGAGGCTTCCCCGGAGGAGGACGTTGAGGCAGAACCGGAGGAGGAATCCCCCGTTGAAGACGAAGCACCCGAACCACCGGAAGAAGAAGGTGGCCTAGAACCTGAACCTGAGACTGAAGAATTTGCTTACTCTTTGGGATCCCTGGTGGATCAGATAAACTCTATGAGGTCTGGCAAGTCAGCAACTCGTGGAGCGATTAACTCTGAGTTACAAGTATATTTTGGTGGGTTGGACGATGCTGAAAAAGTTGCATTGACAAAGTTTATGAAAGGCATCGCTCAAGTTTTAACTGGATTGTCAGGGGAAAAGGCAGTTGAACCTGAAGATGAACCTGATCCAGTGGATGTCGTATTTGTTGGGAAAGTCGAAGAACCCCCGGAAGAACCTGAAGAGGGAGAAGAGGATGCAACGACACCAATTAAAGTTGCAGAGGAGATGGTTCGAAATGCCATACACTCGCTCCTTAACAAGGAGCGACGATAGCAATGATTATAACTTATCTTAACAACCTGATAGAATGACAAGCATGGAAAGTAGAAAAATTACGCTCCCCAAGGGGCAGGAACTTTACGTTGACTTTAGTGAGAAGTTTGAGGAGGTTGTGAGAAGTCATTTTAATTTGAAAGATGGCGACTCATTAACTGACAGAGACATTCGGTTGTTTATTATAGACTCCATGCAGGCCGCGGTCGTCAATGCAAGCAGTTCAAAAAATCAAATACGCGGGCGAGGCGTTGTACCTGTCGACCGGTAAAAACCAATCTATTCATAGAATGATTAGAAGCTAACTACATAATTAACATGTAGGAGGACTTATGTCACGTGATCCCCTTCGTCAGTTGATTAGAAAAACTTTAAATGAGACCATAACTTCCCTTGGGAAGCGACAGATTACCTTGGAGTCTGGAGATGAGGTTGCCTACGGGTGCATGCGCCACCTGGATGAAATGAACTCCACACTTGATAGCCTGGTCCATCTAAGAAACAACACCCCTCGTAGAACTTCCAGGAGATACTCTTACTCCCGAGCAATAGGAAGTCTTAGGGAAGAAATTAGAAACATCAAGAGGAAGCTGGGAAACCAGGAACTTCACCTAGATTGAAATCAAGATGAAAGATTCTACTCTAAGAGAGTTTATTCGAAGATCGTTGGTTCAGGAGGTTATACAGTTACCTCCTATTCTAACTGATCTTGGGTACGGAGTAGAGAGATCCTATACCGAGGAGGCGTTTATCAGGCCTCTCTTCAAGGTTCTAGGACAGGTCTTCCTACTTGGCGGAGCAGCTCTTGACACTGCTCTAAACCTTTTTACCGACGCCACAGCAGGTGTTGTTGGATTGATTCTACCTGGATTGGGTGAGCAATTATTTGACCTCAAGGATGGGGTTAGTAAGATAAACAGGGGACTAATTCAGACCATTGGAAAGGAGATCTCGGCCACCGGGGACTGGAAGGAGATGATGATCACGCTGATGACGGTGGGACTTGGGGTAAAGGTTGTTGGAGCTTTGGATCTGTCACCGCTCGATGAAACACGTAGAATTTTTGAACAGATTGCCCCTGAACAAGAGTCCCGACAGTTATTTGACTTCATGGATGATCTTTCGAATCAGTTGGTTATCGACGCAGCAGCCGATGCCGAGACCCTTATTTCCATCTTAAGGGAGCCAAGCCTGTCCTCGTTTCTCTCCCGAGCCGGGATTTCGTACGATCCGGCCGCGGCGGAGGCTGACTTAGAGGATCGAAGGATCTTAGGGGGGTTTTCTGGCATGCTTGGGCTAGTTAGAGATGAACTGAGAAGGAGATTAGATCTTTCTTCTAGAGACTCGTCCTACTTGGATCCCAGGAAGGCCCGGGCCCTGATGTCGAAGGTGGAAGAGGAAACATCTAAAAGCGTTAAAAAACAAGTTGTCGAAGCCTTGCTACAGAAAAGACCATGGGTTGACATCATGACTATGATGTCAAGAGAGAAAGAACTGTCCGGTTCACCTCTCCACAAGGCTCTCTACACGCAGTACGAAAGAGTCACAAGAGAAATAAGTGGTTGACGCGTCGTTTTACAGCGCTGTTAAGGTTGCTAAGATTACATGAAGATGCAACGCGGAGGTTCAATGTCTGCTGACTGGATACCTGAAATAGTTTATGAGATGCCTGATGAAACTGGAAAGGCTAGTTCCATTCCTATCGTACACGTTCCAAGTGGAAAAGAGATGCCTGGATTCTTGTTCATCTTTGAGTCCCGTACAACCGGAGAGTTCGAACCGGACTCCGAGGGAAACGAGGTCCCTGTTGTTGACATGGAACTTCACCAGTATGCTAACATGTCAACATTAAAGAGTAACCTTTCTCCTGAGAACTTTGATACCGTCCGCACCTGCCTAGGCCTTAAGCCCCTTGGAGAGGCAGTGCAGGAAGGTAAAGAGATTACATCTAAGATAAGAGAGAATTTAGAGCCTTCCTGATAAAATACACACAAGTAGATAGTTAAACCAGGAGGAATTGTGTTCGAGTTTGACCCAAAAAGACTATCTAAGTTATCTGGAATAGAGATTCAAGGCCCTCAGGCCAAAGAGAGTGGCGGTGATTCTCCTCTTCGTGAGAGCTATTACGTTAACTACGAGCCTGAGAACTACGACGAAAAGACCAAAGAGGAGATTGAGGACGAGTCGTCCGAGGACTCCCCACACAACCTTAGTGGTTTCTCATTCTACAAACCCAGTGAAGACAAGTACATTCCAAGAATTTTCGCCCCTCAAGAGAAACAACCTTTTATTAACAAGGATATCCTTAAGTCTGACATCACGTTGACCGAGATTGTATTCAGAGAGTTTGTCAGAGAGGAAATAAGGACGTATCTTGCCGAATACCAAGTTCCCATTGGAAGGCTGACTAGAACCCCACATGCCTCATCTGGGGCCCGTAGGATGAGAGGGGCTCATAAGGTCTTGCAAAGCGTGTACCTCGAACCCACTGATGCTGTTGATGACGACATCCTTTCCCGGATTGCGCGTGATAAAGGTAGAGCTGGTAGCACATCTGGTCGCCCCGAGGAATTTCCTGGTGGTACCTCAACTAGGCCACCAGGCACTATGAAATAGCCGTTAATTTTTGTACTAAATTAAATCTGACGTGATATAATCTCCTAATGGAGGTATAATGTGTCTGTAACAACCGGTGAAAAGTACGAGATCGGACAGGTCTTATATTTGTTTTCTTCTCAGGATCGAAAGGTGGTTCCTGTGCAGGTCGTGGAGGAAATAGTCAGAAAAACTATGGGAAGTGACGTAACTGTGGATTACATGGTTCAACCCCCCACCAAGTCTTCTCCAATTAATTTAAAAGATGTGGAGGTGTCTGTTTACACGGACATTGGTGATTTAAAGTCTGATATGGTGCAAAATGCAACAGACTTTATTGACAAGGTTGTGGAAAATGCAAAGAGAGTAGCCTCTAAATCTTTCGAGACACTAGGTTCTTCTGAAGAAGAGGTTTTAGAAACAGAGGTAGAGAATCCTGATGCTGGAGATCTTCCAACACAGGTAGTTTTAGAAAATGGTCAGGTTGCAAATGTTCGATTCTCACCAGAGATTAAGGAAAACCATGGGTAAAAAAGTTCTTATTTTAGACGGCTACAACCTCTTGCACAGGGCAAGATCAGGATTTAATCGAGGAGACTTTCCTATAGTTTTCAATTTTTTTCGAGGGGTGAGACCTATTGTTGAAAAATTTAATCCAGACTTTTGTTACTTTACCTTGGAAGGTGTTCCTGTTGATAACTTAGCAATAGATCCACAGTACAAGGCAAATCGTGTTGTCGACCCTGATGATGAAAGCTATAAGTCTTTTAAGACACAGAAAAAAGTCTGTATTGACCTGTTACAAAGTTACTTTCCGATCAGGGTTGTTAAGCATCCTCATTATGAAGCCGATGATGTCGTGTACAACATTGTTAAAAATTGCGCATCTGACGATGAGGTCACCGTTGTATCTTCGGACTCTGACTTCATTCAGCTTTACAATGAGTTTGACAATGTTGACTTGTGGAATCCGATCTCTAAGTCTTTTGTGAAAAAGCCTGACTACGATTATGTTACTTGGAAATCGCTGAGAGGTGACACCGGCGATAATATTTTCGGAATCCCAGGTGTTGGTGACAAGACCGCCCTTAAGCTTGTGAGGACACCTAGTCTCTTACAGGAAAAGTTACAGAATCAAAACTTTAAAAATATTTTTGAAAAAAATATCTCTCTTATTAAGTTCTCTTCTTTTTCTGGTGGGTTGAGTAATGTTCTTCACCTGTCATCCCTTAAGATGAATTGGAATGAAATTAGGGAAATTTTCGAGACATTTGAATTTCACAGCATGATAAAAGAAAGCACCTGGGAAAAGTATGTGAAAACCTTTGACAATCTTTGGTCCCACGTTAAAAAAGATGAATCATGCACTGTCGTTAACACTGCTCCTTTTGAATCTGAAGTTGGTACCGATGAGTATTGGAACAATCTGTTAGATGATGCAGAAAGAGGAGCCTTGTCATCTTAAGTTTCTACATAGGCTGAGATCCTTTTACTAGTTCCGTACACGTTTGGTATAATGACGAAGTTTGATACTTCGTGTATTGTACCTAGCTGAAGGGAGATAATGTGAGCAGTGGAGACTTGAATAAACCAAAAGATGTAAAGTTTGATGTAGAGGTTCGTCGACATCTTCTTGATGGAGTAAACATCTTAGCCGATGCTGTTAAATCTACAATGGGCCCAAGAGGAAGAAACGTCGTTATTGAAAGAGAGTCCGGGCCTCCAATTGTTACTAAGGACGGAGTGACTGTTGCTCGCGCCATTAACTTAAGGCATCCATTTAAAAATTTGGGTGTTCAGATGGTCAAGGAGGTTGCATCTAGAACAAATGATACGGCCGGCGACGGTACCACAACTGCTACTGTCCTCTCTCAGGCTCTTTTTTCTGAGGGAGCGAAAATGGTTGAGGCGGGATATAATCCTGTTGAAATTAAACGAGGTATGGAAAAAGCGTCCAATGAGATTATCTTATCACTAAAAGACATGTCATCTCAAGTTGACAGTATTGAAAAAATCAAACAAGTTGCTACTGTGTCTTCCAACGGAGATGAGGAGATTGCGAGTCTTATAGTGACCGCTACAGAACAAGTTGGCCCGGATGGGGTCGTCACAGTTGAAGAAGCTAAAGGATTTAAAAGTTCCCTTGAGTGTGTAGAAGGAATACGAATAGATAGAGGGTTTATCTCTCCTTACTTTGTTACCAATTCATCCCGTATGACTTGTGAACTTGAGGATCCTTACGTTCTTTTAACGACCAGGGTTCTTAGCGGACTTCCAGAGATCTTACCTGTTTTAGAAAAAGTTCAAAGAAGCCAAAGGTCTCTTTTGATCATAGCGTCTGAAATTGAAAATGAAGCCCTTCAGGCACTTACTTTGAACAAGCTAAGAGGGATTTTAAAAGTCTGTGCAATCCGAGCTCCCGCTTTTGGAGACTATAGAAGCGAGATATTACAGGATATTGCTGCCATCGTAGGCGGAAATGTAACATGCTCCGAAGATGGAAGCTCCCTTGAAAGTATTGAACTTAACAGTCTTGGAAGCTGTAAAAAAATAATTGTTTCTAGGTCCCATGCGACTCTCATAGGAGGGCAAGGAAACAAGGATAACATACAGGAGAGATCTGAGGGAATTAAGTCACAGTTACAAGATCCAACCCTTTTAAACTCCGACATTCACGTTCTCAAAAGTAGACTGTCCAACATCTCGGGGGGAGTGGCAATATTGAGGGTTGGAGGTTCTACAGAGATCGAGCTGAGGGAAAGAAAAGATAGAGTTGAAGATGCTCTTAATGCTACCCGAGCCGCGACTGAGGAAGGAATAGTTCCTGGAGGTGGTGTTGCACTGGCTAGATGTGCGAACATGATCAAGATTCCCAGGAACCTAAGCCAGGGAGAAATTGCTGGATTTGAGATTGTTAAGAGGTCATGCCAGTACCCACTTTCACAAATATCGAGAAACGCGGGATACGATGCAAACACCGTAATTCAGAAGATCTCCTCTAAGAAGAGACACAGCTCCTATGGTTTCAACGCTGAAACCGGGAAGTTTGGTGACATGTTCGAGTTTGGAATCGTCGATCCCGTTAAGGTTGCGAGGCATGCCCTTGAAAGCGCCGTTTCCGTTACCGGTCTTATGCTTACTGTAGACTCTGCTATTGTTTCTGACTTATCTAAATAAGTAGATCTATGGCAAAGACTCATTCGCTTCGGAAACTTCGAGCTCATCGGACCGCCGCTGAATTCATAGAATCACGGCGAGGCCCTATTATTCGTGGGCAACAAGATCCTCAAGGATTTGATGGTGATCTTTATCACCAGTGGCGTCGAGCTCGTCTAGACGTGATGTACTCTGAGTTAGGAAAAGATTTTTTTAAAAATAAAAAAGTACTTGAAGCGGGTGCTGCCATGGGACATGTATCTACTGAGATAAAGTCACTAGGTGCCAAAGTGACAGCTGCGGAGGCAAGGCAGGAAAATATTGATGCTGGAAAGGTAAAGTTTCCTAACTTAAACTTGATAAGTCATGATTTTGATCAAAGATGGACACTGGGTAAATTTGATGTAATAGTACATTTTGGTCTCTTGTATCACTTGCTAAGTGCTATAACGGCTCTAGAGGATGCCCTTGACAATTGTGATGTTTTAGTTTTAGAAACTGTTGTCAGTGAGGATGATTGCCCTGAGGGAAAAACGTATCATCGAGATTGTTACGCCGTCACAGAAGCTTATAATTATAATTTAGGGCCCTCAGAAATCTTAAACACAGGAACCATTGAAGAAATTTTTCGAAGAAAAAACTTTCGTTATAAAAGAATTGTTGATGCTAAGGAGTGGACTAAGCCAATGTTCCATAAAGACGGCCGGACCGGACTTGTTAACTCTCTAGGGGACATGGGTTACAAGTACTACTGGGATAGTTACAAAGGTGGCTCGACCAACGACGGTCAGCCAGGCCGACAGCGTAGGTCCATGAGAAGATTTTGGATTGCTCAAAAAAATTAGGTGGATTCAATGGATCATAAAAAACTACAGATTCAAATGGAAGATGTCTGGAAATCTTTAGAGATTAGAGGTTTAGGCCTAGTTGAAATGGTATCAATCGAAGATCCCTTGAAAGAATCTTTAGAACAAAAAAGTGCCACTCTGTCAAGCCCTTACAGGAATGATCTGAAATTAGCTCTGTTTAACTTAAAAAACAGGGGAGTTATTCGGTCTCATGGAAGTATTAGAAAATCAAAATTAGGGTATGCTGTGAAGGTTAATTATAAAACGTCTAAAAAAAATCTTCAATACAATGTTAGAAACTTCTATGGGTACTTTATCAAGGTAACCTGAAGTGGAAATTTTGAAGGAGTATATCAATTACCTCCTAGAGACTAGGCGCACAAAGACCAGAGTTAGAGGTACCCTTGCAAGAAAGCTAGCTGGCGATGTGCTAAGATTGATAATTTCATCACAGGATAACTCACCAGTGTCTGGAGATTTGATTTACAAGGATGATCCTGACATAAAAGAGGGCTCACCTAGAAAAGTAAGTGACGGAGCAAGAGCAGGGACATATGACTGGCCCTTTGAGCTAGATCTTTCTGATGACGAGGTTAGAGATATTCATCCTGAAGGTGCTGGTATTTTTTCCGTGGATGTTAAAATTTTGAGAGATG